ATCGTTCAAGGCGCCTGCCACGCAGGAAGAACTTGACCGGATCATTCAGGGGCGGCTCGACCGGGAGCGCAAGCGCTTCTCCGACTACGACGACATCAAGGCTAAGGCCGCGAAGTACGCCGAGCTCGAGGAAGCCAACAAGTCCGAAGCGCAGAAGACTGCTGATCGCCTGGCTGCCGCTGAGAAGCGTGCGACCGAGCTTGAGGGCAAGGCTCTGCGGGCCGAGGTTGCCGCCGCTAAGGGTGTCCCTTCCGTACTGCTAACGGGCAGTACGCAGGAGGAGCTTGAAGCCGCAGCCGATGCGCTTATTGCTTTCCGGGGCGAGCAGAAACCTGCAGGCCCGTCCTCGAGCTCCCTGAATCGGGTCAACTCGAACACCGTGAAGGGCTCGACTGGCGATCAGTTCGCTGACTTCTTCACGTCCAAACTTTCCTCATAAGGAGTAGGCCAACATGGCTGGTATTGATCTGAACCGGACAAGCTCCGGTGTTTCTGCCCTTCTGCCCCGCGAAATCTCCTCCGAGATTTGGGCTAACGCCGTCCAGGATTCCGTGATCATGAAGGCTTCGCGCCAGATCACCCTCCCGGGCTCGGGCATCACTATCCCGATGATCACCGGCGACGCTTCGGCTAACTGGGTGAACGAGACCGACGAGAAGCCCGTCTCTGACGCTGCGGTTTCCAGCAAGTCCATCACCCCGTACAAGCTGGCTGTTATCGAGGTGTTCTCTGACGAGTTCCGCCGCGACCTGCCTGCCCTGTACGCCGAGCTGGCCCGCCGCCTTCCGTCCGCTCTGGGTCGCAAGTTTGACAGCACGATCCTCCACGGGACCGCGCCGGGCTCGAACTTCGATGTCCTCTCCGCTTCGTCGGCTGTTGCGATCGATGGTACGGACACCCTGGGCGACCTCGTGACCGCGCTGACGACCATCGGCGCTGCCGGCGGCGACCTGAGCCACTGGCTCGTGTCCCCGCAGGTTGAGGGCACCCTGATGACCGCTAAGGACGGCGTCGGTAACTACGCGTTCCTGCGTGACGCCCGCACTGATTCCGGCGCCATCGGCTCCGTCTTCGGCCGTGACGTCCTGCGTTCCTCCGCCGTTTACAACAACCCGGCTACGGGTGCTGACACGGTTGGTTTCGCTGGCGACTTCGCCCGCTCCGCCGTGTGGGGCTCCGTCGAGGGCATCCAGATCAGCGTGTCTGATCAGGCGACTGTGAACAAGGGCGGCACTCAGCTGAACCTGTGGCAGCGCAACATGTTCGCGATCCGCGCCGAGGTTGAGGTTGGTTTCGCTGTCCGCAACGGCGCCCACTTCGTGAAGCTGACTGGCGCTACCACCGCGTAATGCTTCTGCTCAACCCTTACACGGGAAAGCTGGTTGACGTTGCTGATGCATTCGTTGACCAGCTTTCCCGCGCTGGTTTCAAGAAGCAGGAACCGGAAGTCGTGGAGCCTGAGAAGGTTTCTGCGCCGCGCACTAAGCGCCCCGTTCGCAAACCCCGTAACTAGTAGGAGGCGTCATGGCTAATTGGACTTCTGCTGCTGAGGTTGTGGCGGCGTGGATTGGTGATGACGCGCCTACTGATTCGGCGAAGGTTGATCTGTGGATTGGTCGCGCTGAGCGTTTGCTGCGGTCGCGTGTGTCGAGCCTCGTTCCTCGCGTTGAAGCGGATCCCGTCACTGAGCCTGATCTGCTGGACAACGTCAAGGATGTTGTTACGTCGATGGTTCAGCGCGTGTTCCGTAATCCGGAGGGCGTGCGTACACGGCAGGAGACTACGGGGCCGTTTAGCGGCTCGGTGACTCTTGGCGGGGACCAGCCAGGCGAACTCTGGATCACCGATGACGAGCTGTCGCGAGTGTCCTTAGCTGGCACTAATCGTGGCGCGTTCACGGTTGACACGATCCCCGTGGCGTCGCCGTACTCGCCGCATTACGTGTGGCCTGCGGATGTGTGGCTGTGAGCGAGACTGTTCTGCGCCTGGAGTATCAGGGCGGCGCGGTTGACTCCTACGGGAACGATACCGAGGGGTTCGCGGATCCTGTCGCCCTTGCTGGCTTTGGGTTCGATCCGGGCTCCACTAGTGAGCCTCGCCTGCCTGGTCAGGATCGCGTCATTGTTGAGCCGACCCTTTACGGCCCGTTCAACATGCCATTCAAGCCGCAGGACCGCGTCGTTGTTCGCGGCGTCACTTACGAAGTCGAGGGCGTGGTCCGTCAGTGGCGGAACATGTTCTCGAATCGCGAGGCCGGCGCCGTCGTTAGCATTAGGCGGGTGGATGGCTAAGACCAAATTCAAGTGGAAGCCTGCTGGTTTTGAGGAGATCCGCCGATCCCCGGAGGCCGTCCGCCTGATAGAGGGCAAAGTTGACGCTGCCGCTTCCTCTGCTGGTCGCGGTTATGTCGGGTCAGTGGTGCAGGGCGTTGGCCGGGGGACGTTGGGCCGCGCTATCGGGACCGTGTACACGGGCGACTTCAAAGCGATTCTCGATAACGCCAAAAACAACACGCTCGTCCGCGTATTCGATCAACTGGGGGGCTGATGACTGAGGTTCTTGTAACCCCTGACGTTATCCTCGCGGCCACGTCCTACCTGCGCGCGGGCCTTGGTGTTCTGGCGGATCGCGTGGCCACTTCGGTGCCATCCACCATGCCTAACAACATGGTCAAGGTGTCACTGACGGGCGGCTCCCGCAATGACCTTGTCTCGGATTCGGCGCAATTGACCGTTGAGTGTTGGTCCGCGAACGACCCTACGGCTTCACTCCTGGCCCGCACGGCTCAGGCTTACATGCACGCCGCGGCTGGTATAGAGGCTGGCGGGCTGTGGGTCCGCCGCGTCGAAACGGTGGGCGGAGTTCAAAGCTTCCCCGACCCGGACACCAACAAGCCCAGATACCAATTTTCCGTTCGTTGGCACGTCAGGCCAGCAACAATCTAACCCTTATTTGGAGGAAACATGGCTAACACAGCCGCAAATGTTGTTGCTGGCGTTCCGCTGGCGACTGGTGGGGTCCTTATTGGCGACCTCACCGCAGCCGCACCCACGACCGCCGTTGGCGCCCTGACGGGCTACTCCGCTGCGGGTTACATCGGTGAGGATGGCGTCGTTGAGGCTAACGAACGCTCCACCGACCGGATCCGCGCATGGGGCGGTGACACTGTCAAGGTTGTTCAGACCGAACACAACGTCACGTACACGTTCACCTTCCTAGAAACCCTGAACGAGGATGTGCTGAAGGCCGTTTACGGTGACGACAATGTCACCACCGCGGGCTCATTGCACACCGTGCAGGTCAACGCCGCGACCCTGCCGCACAAGTCCTACGTGTTCGAGGTCAAGGACGGTGACGCGAAGATCCGCATCTACGTCCCGGACGGCCAGATCACTGAAGTTGGCGAAATCACCTACTCGGACTCGGAAGTCATCGGCTACGAGGTCACGGTTGAGGCGTTCGCTGACGTTACGGGGAACAAGGCTTACAAGTTCCTCGATAGCGGCGCGGGAGCCTAGCCCCTAAAGCCCCGTGGGGCGGGTTGTGGTGACTCCCCGCCCCACGGTTCCACCTGAATTGTCACCCACCAAATCAGTCACCCTACCTTTTGGAGTCACCATGACCGCGCCCCGTAAGCCGCAGGACCGCAAGCCGAAGGCCCCTGAACAGCCAAAGACTTTTACCTTCGATCACGAAGACATCACGCACACGCTCCCGCCGGTTGAGTCGGTCGCGGCTCTCGTGCCGGGCCGGACGATGCGCGATGCCGTGATGGAGGGCGAGGAGGGGCAGTTGCGTCTCGCGTTCTTCATGCTGGAAAAGCTTGAAGACGCCGACGCCGCGATTGATGCCCTCTACTCGAAGCCCGCCCCGGAAATGCTTGCGGTTGTCCAGAGTTGGATGACGTTCAAGCCTGCCGGCGGCGTGAGCCTGGGGGAATAACGGGGCTGGTCCTGCTTATCGAGGAGCACGGGCCGGCCATTGAGTACGACCTGATCCGACTTGGACTGCGGCTGCGTGACCTTGGGTCTGAAACGCTCTCGTGGCGTGACCTGTTGGTTATCGTTCAGCATTCTGATAGTGGGACCGCGTTGCAAACGTCGCGGTTCCCGGAAGATTCCCATTGGAATCTCAACGAGCACTTGTTAGCGGTTATAGCAGATGCGGTGATTGCCGGGAATTGGATGCAGTCGAAAGACGGGCAGAAGAACAAGAACCGGCCCAAGCAGATCCCGCGCCCTGGCGTGGTGCCGGACAAGAAGAAGTTTGGCGGGAACGCCGAAAGCATCGACACGATCCGCGAATGGCTCGGTTGGTAACTACATAGAGAGTTGGTGCCTTGTGGCAACGGAACTTGGATCAGCTTATATCTCCGTTGGCTTGGGCACCAACTCACTTGCAGGTGACATTAAGAAGGCGTTCGGTGGGGCGGAGGTGTCTGGCTCCAGCGCTGGCAAGTCGGCTGGTCGCGGCTTCGGAGGGGCGTTCGGCATTGCTGCCGCCGCCGTAGGCGCACTTGGTATTGGGACGTTCCTCAAGGGTGCTGTCGAGCAGGCTAGCGGCCTTGGCGAGTCGGTCAACGCAATCAATGTCGTATTCGGCAAGGCTGCGTCTGGCGTTCAGAAGCTCGGCAAAGAATCGGCCCACTCACTGGGCTTGTCCAACCTTGAGTTCAATAACCTTGCTGTACGCTTCTCCTCCTTCGCTAGCACCATCGCGGGCCCGGGCGGGGACGTCACGGACACGCTCAAGAGCATGACTGGGCGGGCCTCTGACTTCGCTTCGGTGATGAACCTTGAAGTCTCGGACGCGGCAGAACTGTTTCAGTCCGGCCTGGCGGGCGAGACGGAGCCGCTTCGGGCTTTTGGCATTGACATGTCAGCGGCAGCCGTTGAGGCTTACGCACTCAAGAATGGCATAGCGACTTCGGCGGCTTCCATGACTGAGGCGCAGAAGGTGCAGGCCCGCTACGGCGTGCTGATGGCAAGCACTTCTAAGACTCAGGGCGACTTCGCGAATACGTCGAACTCGTTGGCGAACCAGCAGCGCATCTTGTCATCCGATTGGAAGAACGCTCAGGGTGTACTCGGCGCGGCCTTGTTGCCAGCTATATCAGCGGTCACGGGTGCCTTGATAAAGGGCCTGGGCCCCGCAGTATCGGGCGCTCAGGTCGTCATTACCGAGCTTACTGGCGGCTTCCGCGCTATGGGCGCAGCATTCAAAGACGGCGGTGACGATGTCACATCGTCCGGGTTTGCCGGCGTTATGGAGCGCATTGGACTCGTTGCGCGTAAAGCGTTTGATGGTATCGGCCCTGTCGTTGGGTCTATTGGCGCGTTCATTGCGCCGCTGCTGCCGATGTTCTCGGCTCTTGTGCCGCAGTTCTTCGCTTTATTCCAGGCGCTTTCGCCGACATCACTGCTGTTCCAGGCGCTTATGCCGGTGTTGCCGCAGATCGCGGCGGCCATCGGGAGCGTAATTGCGGCGGTGCTCCCGCTGGCAGTGTCGCTGAGTTCGCAGCTCCTGCCGATCCTGACGCAACTCATCACGGCTATCCTGCCGCCGCTGATTTCGATTTTCACGAATGTTGTCACGGCTATTGCCCCGCTTATCACAATGATTGCGGGTCTGCTTATTCCGATCATTCAGGCTCTTATGCCGGTGGTTGTGACCGTGTTCGGCGCTATCGCAGGGATCATCACTGCGGCGATGCAGGTCATTCAGGGCATCATCCAGGTTGTTACGGGCATCATCACGGGCAACTGGTCGCAGGTCTGGAACGGCTTGGGAAACATTGTTTCCGGTGCGCTCGCCACGGTTGGTGCCGTGCTTGTTGGGCTGAAGGACATTGTGCTGAGCGCCTTGGGTGGTATCGGCGGCTGGCTCGTGGATTCGGGCAGGGCGCTTATTCAGGGCTTCATTGATGGCATCGGCGGGATGGTTGGCGCGATTGGTGACGCTGTTGGCGGCGTTCTTGGTGCGGTTGCTGATTTCTTCCCGCACTCTCCTGCGAAGAAGGGCCCGTTTAGTGGGCGCGGCTACACCACATATTCGGGCGCCGCGCTTGCTGGCGACTTCGCTACAAGTATCGAGGGTCAGCGTTCGCGGGTTGCAGCGGCTGCTGCTTCGGTGACTGGTGCGGCGGTGTTGTCGGGTTCGATGGTCCCTGCCGGTGCAACGGTTGGCGGTGGATCCGCGACCGCTCCTGCTGGTTCTGCAGGCGTCAACGTGAACATCCACCCAGCTCCGGGGATGTCTGAGGAGACCATTGGCCGGGTAGCGGCTCATTCATTGAACTACCAGCTAAGGATGGCCTGATGACCAACGGCTTGAAGGTCACGA